TCTGTTTGCAAGTTTACTTGCTTAACAGGGTGTCCGCTGTTTCTGGGTAGGATCACACCTCTGCAACATCTGCTGGAGCTTGGCGCCAGGCACACCCGCACGCTGGCCTACATGGTCGCGGCCGCCATATTCGCAACGGGTGTTTTTGAAGGCATGTTCCCGAAGCGGACAATCGCCTACATTCCCATGGCGTTGCTGCTGCCTTTCCTCCTCAGCTGGTTGCATCGCCGCCTGGTCAAGTCCGTCCCGACCCAGGCCGGTTTCAGACGCGCAGCCGATGGCGGTATCGTAGGCAATGGATGCGTTGCTGCTGTACTCGATGTACCGAATCATGCCCTGCCGCACCTTTGCGGTTTCAGGATCAGACTCGTCATCAACAGGATGGACCTTGATGCTCGGCTTGTTGATTCGCTGGTCGTTCTTGATCTGCCTGACAAACGTTGATAGCTTGTCAATCGTCAGGACCGGGCGACCTTCTTTCTCTCGCAGCGCTGCATCGCGTGAATCCCAATGCTTACCGCTCAGAAAGGTGAGATCATCAACAGCAAGCCTGCGATTTTCAGCATTGACAGTAATGCACTTCTCTCGGAAACGCTTGGCTTCTTCGAGTATTGCGTCGTGCTTCTTCTGATTATCTGCTGGCATGCTGGAAATCTAGCACATCCACCCACCAGATGCAAATGATTCTTCTTCGTCTGCTGGTTTCGGCTTGCATCGCGCAATATCTCTGCCAGTGCCGATCAAATATCGCGACGCATCCATCAAGTGGTCGTTCTTTTTCACGACGCGGCCCTTGTCGTCTCTGCGATACATGCGGTATTCCGAGATCCAATCCGCGCATGACGCAAACACCTTGAGTTTTCCGGCAGAGAGCAGCGTCCATACGTCGTAGATTCCTGACTCTACCGCGTTATTCGCTGGCGTCAGATCAAGTCCCATGCTCTGGTACATCTCAAGCAACTGATGCCCATCAGACTGCGATCTACCGCGCGACGCCGGATCAATGGCGCCAGGAATCCATTTGCCTCTCGACTTGACCGCCTCAGCATGAACAACCGGCTCTGCTTCTCCTCGGTAATGCTGCGAGTAGAGATAGCTGGTCGAGGTTTCCCGGTCAAACGCGCCCCAAATTGCCGCCGTCCTGTTCCATCCGACATCCATGCCATAAGCGCGCGGCCAGTGATTGGGCAGCGCAAAATCAGGTATGACAATATCTGACTCTGGGACCGGATAGATTGCGCCACTGCCGAGAGCAGGAATGCCCTTGGTGCGCGCATCCCGCTGGAATGGCATGTATGAGGCGAACAGCATCTCCTTCGCGCGCTCGTCCAGGTGAGGCACGTCGTCCCACGTGGCGAGGATAACTGACCTACTGGATTTCTCGTCTTGCTGTTCGTGAATATCGCCGCCAGGCAAAAACATCAGCACAACATCCGACAGGCCAGACAGCGGCGTGAATGTCAGCAGGATCAGGCCGCGCGTGGTTGCGGTGCGCGTCAAGCATTCCTCGTAGATATCCGCTGGCGGCTCTTCGTCAAGCCAGACAAAATCCTGTTCTGTACCCTGAAAGCTCAGTCGCCCTTGGTCAAACGATCTGAATGACAGACGAGAATTGCCGCCGTGCTTGCTGCGCACTTCGACCAGTTCGACGCCATCAGGAACGCCAGGCATTGGCACGATGCGCTCGATGGATTCGCCGGGAATCATGCCAGTACCGCGCGCGCTTTTCGGACCTAGCAGCTTCTCGACGAGAATATCGCGCACGGTCTGACGCGTATCTCCCGCCGCCCATCCTTTTGTCTTGCGGTCGAATCTCCGTCCTTTCCACCACGCCGGATAATTTCCGGTCAAATGCAGCGCGACCTCATAAGCGCCGACGCCCTCGGTTTTCCCTACCCGGTTTGCCGCCATGAACAGGCGCTGCTGATATTGTGCGCCATCGGCAAAGCACTGCATGTGCTTCGGATACAATTCGCGGCGTAGCGGCCCATTATCAGGATAATACGTCAGCCATTTACGCTGATTATCTCGCCGAATTCGCTCAGATAATAGCGCTTGTAATTCCAGCTTTTCTTGCAAGGTCAGCGATTCGAGCATTCAACTCTTCGTCAGTGGTTGTTTCGATTGTAAGCGCTACTTTGTCATTCCACATCTGCAAATGCCTGCCTTGCAGTTCGCAGGCTTTGAGCGCCGACGTGTGATTAATCATCGCCTCGTTGCCGTTTTTGTCGTAAGCCTTTCGCATCGCATCTTGCTTGATTAGCTCGATGTCTGTCAGCACGCGATCTTGCGTTATCTCTGTGCGTTTTGATCTTTCTTCCATGCGATTGGCAATCATTTTTTGAACTTCAACATTTTTCAACAGCCGCTGCCCAATGCTGTAAGCCGTTTTCTCGCTATAGCCAGCCCGAATAGCCGCTTGCGTGGCATTCAAATCTACCAAATATTCATCGACAAAATCGATGCTCCTTGGTGTCACCGCAGACCCTTCGCCCATTCATCAATCGCATCCGCCGCACACGCCACTTCATTCGCTCGAATAGTCATGGCAGGATCATACGCCAAAACAACGCGCATTTTCTCCGCCAGTTCGCGCAGGTCAGACGCGCGCAGTCGCATCAGTTCCGACATCTGGCGCGACTTGTGCCGGTCAGGGTATAAACCTATGGCTTGGCTGGTCATTGCGCACTCGCCAGCTCTTGCTGCGCCTTGATCACCTTAGCCGCCTGTTGCGATGCCTGCTCGCAAGCCATCCTCCAGGCTTCCGTGCGGCTCACCTCGCGCCCGCTGCAAAACGCCATGGTTATACGGCTTCAGCCAGCGCATCGTGAACGCTCGGCCTGAAAACAACCACGGCATTCGGGAATGGTGCGCTGTTCTCGCTGCCCCCAAATTTCAGCCGTCCCCGCACGAAAAACACCTCGCCCTTCGCGCAGTAGTCATGCCACCATCG